GAAGAAAGATTCTATCTAGAATTCCACAAATGTGACTAAGGTCACACCTAGCCTACGGCGTGTCGATTTGACTTTTCAGGGTTTCTCTGATAGTCTTACTACATAAGAAAAACTAAATAAAGGACAAATTGGCTAATGAGCCTAAGCAAATAAGTGTGATACAAATCACAATGAGCCTTAGCAAATAAGTAGCCAAAATGTCAGCCCCCAATGGTAAGATAGTCTTATCAATTAAACGAAAGGAAGTCACTAAATGACTTACACTGTAACACTAGAAACCTTTAATGGTTCTGTCAAAAAAATCAACCTAGCCTCTAAAGGTGCCGTTGCTCAATTCGTATCACAATACCCAACACAATTACCCGTTGGCGTATCTGTAAAAATCGCTTGCGATACTCTCGGACTTAGTGGCACAATTCGTGGCACTCGTGTACTTACTAACTCAAACTAAGAATAGGAAAACTAAAAAAATGGTAGAAATTAAACACTCTCTAAACTTCGTTACAGAATTTGACGAAACACATCCAATCTCTCAGCGATTTTTGCAATTAGATGAAATCTCACAAATTAAATTGCTTGAGGGAATGCTAAAGGACCTTCTAGTGCCTGCACTACTTCCAACAATTGAGGACATCAACAAAAACGGGTCCTATGCAATTCTAAAGGTGGTTGCATAATGATGACACGAAAAGACTATGTAGAAACTGCAAAAATTCTTCAAAAGTTTTCTAACACAATCGACTCTGGCGATTTTCAAGATTTAATTTTTGAATTCAGTGAGTGGTTTGCTTCTGACAATCCAAGATTTGATGAACAGAAATTTTTTGATGCGTGTATGGATTCGCAAGAATTTCTTTCAACACTAAAATAAAAAAAAGATCCTGAGCACGATTTAAAACTGCTCCCAATTTTTTGGGGCGCCCCGTTCGGGCGTGTCGTCCACAGAGTTATCCACAGGCCTACTTGTGTGAGTTTTATCACATGGCTTGAGCGTCTCACTATTTGGACTTACTCCCTAGTAACTTGATAATTTATGTCTAATAGGCTAGACTTACATAGTAAGAAAAAATAAATAAAAGAAAGTCTATTCGCTTACGGCGTGTCTAACCGAAAATGTCAGACCCCTATGGTAGGATAGAATTATCAACAAAAAGAAAGAGGTTGGCAAATGTCAGCAAATGTCTATACAATAGAAAACCTACTTGTAGGAAAAACTTATCACTCTCGCACACTAAAGGGAGAAATTATCTCAGCAGAAAAGTCTGATGTATGGTATCAGGGTTGCGAAAGTTATCTTGTTCAGGTTCGTCCCCACTACTCAGCCCCACTAAACCTAAAGGATACTTATCGTGTTCTCGCAGTAAGAATTGAGGACTAATAATGGGATACATAGAAATTTTTAGAATTGACAATGAAGGGGCAGGTTGGATAGACTTGTCTCAGGCAACAGATAAAGAATTGCTAGACCTAGAAATAGGTTTATTTCAGGAAGGGGCTATCTAATGGCTAAAATGAAAACACTAATGACGGAAATAGAAAATTGCGAACAATGCTACGGGCAGGGTTGGCAGTTTTGGGCACAAGGTGAGGACTTTGATACAGAGTCATGCGATTGTAACCCACACCAATTATTTATCACTAAGGAGAATAACTAATGAACGAATACCTATACTCAGTAACTACTACCAATGATAGTGAGGCTAAGCCTTCATGGATTGGCAGATACTCAGATGCACTTTCTGCCGTGGAAGTTTATCAACGATTTACAGACCACGGAATGTCTAACGAATACAGAACAGTAAATCTTTCAGAGCCTAGTGGCAAGATGCACACCAAGGTACTTTATCGTAACGGAAATGTAGGGGGTAAGTAAATGGGATCAGTAACAGCAATTGGATTAGCAGATAGCGTATTGGACTTAGAAACACAATTAGCGTATCACTTGCAAGGTAATCACTATCCACCAGTACCACTATCTATGGTTCAGCCTTGTATTGACGCTATTGACGCATACTATGACGAGGACTATGACCGATTTATTGCTATGCCTGAAGGCGTATTCTATAAGGGCATGAGCCATGCACCTGCACACGCAATTGTAGACCAACACCACTTGTCTTGGTTTATTGACCCAGTAGATGAGGAAGAAAATGTCTGATACAATGATTGACATGAGATTGCTACATGCAGATGATTTACAACCAGATCAATTAATGATTGGTGATTTAATAAAAGTTGGAGAAGACATCGTTGAAGTTATTTTTATTGAAAGTGATTCAACAGGCGATAACTATGACATACAAACACAAAACGAATTTGGTGAAAGAGAAGTAGTTCAGTATAGTTACACTGATACAATTCCTTTGTATGTTTTTATTGAAGACGATGACGAATAAATAAATCCCCTGAAAATGGGGCCGCCCCGTTCGGGTGTGTCTGGGGATAACCTGTGGATAACTCTGTCCTACTCATGAGTAACCTATATATAATTTCTTTAAGAAGAAACATTTATTTTCCCCGAATTTTGGTGGGCGAAAATTTTTTGTGATTTTCCTCACATGATTTAGATTTGACATTTTTGCCCTATCTCTGCTAAGATTAACTTATGAAGAAAACACCTGAAGAGTTACGCAGACTAATGGAACTAAGACGTTCTAATGCTGCTTCTGCCGTGCCTTCAAAGAAATCCTACAACCGTAGGAAATGTCAGTCCGAAATGATACAATTAAAGAAATACAAAGGAGACCCCCTATGAACGACTACGCACTAGATGAGTACTACGCAACTACCTGCCCTTCCTGTAAAGAAAATGCCGTTGACGCATATGAAGATAAGTGTACCCATTGCTTATTGGAAGAAATGTCCGCACACTATAACGAGGACATTGCTCTAGAAATGAGCCTAGGCCTTGACTACTAATACACTTACACTTAAACTAAAACGTTCTAATGATAGAAAGGTGGCTAACCTTGTCACTAAAAATGGAAAACAAGCAGCAATCGCTAACACTTTTGGACTACCTGCTGGTAAGGCTTTCTCGTGCCCTGGTGCCACTAGTGTTTGTGAAAGTGTATGCTACGCAGGAAAACTTGAAAAGTTATTCAAAGGCGTAAAGGCCAACCTGTTACACAATTGGTCCTTACTTAAAGACGCCGATCAAGATACCATGCAGGCCCTGTTAACTGATATGATTAATGATTTCCGTGCAGACTGTGTAAAGAAAGACGCACCAATGCTATTTCGTATTCACTGGGACGGAGATTTCTTTAGTGATAAGTATACGCATGCATGGAAGAATGTCATCCTTAACAATCCTGATATTCAATTCTGGGTATATACACGTGTAAAGGCTGCTGCACTTATTCTCAAGGGTACTGAAAACCTCTCACTTTATTTCTCTGCAGACAGTGAGAATGTAAAAACTGCTATTGATCTTAAAATTAATAGTGGCGTACGTATGGCATACCTTGCTAAGAATTTTGCTATTGGCCAAGCCGATGTAAAAGAAATGACTGGTAAGCCTGCTGCTAAGTGTCCTGAGAATAATAAACAAATTCCACTTATCTCAACTAATGGCTCGGCTTGCGTTTCGTGCTCACTTTGTGTATACTCTAAGAGTGATATCATATTTAGTGCGAGTAAAAAGTAAATGAGCAACTGGTTCTATTTGCTAATGATGTTAATTATTCTGTTATCTCTTACTGGTAGTTCTGGAAGTTAAATTGGATCCCCGCTAAAAATGCAGGGCGCCCCCCCGACCAGTCATTTGTCAAGTCACGACACGCCTTTAAGATGTGATTAAGGACACACCAAAAAATGTCACCAAAATTGGTATTTCTGACATTTTTCTGCTAAAATTATACTATAAGCAATTAACCCCCACAACGGAAAGGCAAGACCCAAATGACACTATCAGGATACACATACCAAATTGGTGATTTATTTACAACAAGCAAGACAGGCGTTACAGGTCGTATCGCTGGCTTTGAGCCAATGTCTAATAAGGTTACTAGAGTTAGCCTAGTCCTAGCAAATGGCTCACGCCGTTTGGCTATGGTCAAGACCTCTAAGTAATCTCAAAATGTGAGAAATGTCAGATTTCGATTTGACATTTTTACAGGCAAAATGTTATACTTAGGTATAACCAAATAACAACCCCTAAACAGAAAGAAGGAAATAATGTCAGTAGCAACAGCAACTTACAAAGTCGGAGACCTCTACACAACACAGAAGTCAAAGGTCACAGGAACAATCGTAGCGATTGAGCCACAGGCTAACGGAAATGTTCGTGTAAAGTTAGATGTAAATGGTTCAGCCCGTTACACAACTTGGACGGCTAAGTAGTCTAACTATCTTGTTCCTGAGTATGAATTAAAACTGCTCACTTCCCCAAAATGTCAGACCCACCCCCTATAATAGAAATACCCCACAACAGAAAAGGAAAAACAAATGGCTAGAGGAAAAGCAATCTCAGTTAAAATCGCAACACCAAAGGTAATCAAGGCACTAGAGCAAGCACTAGCAAAACTAGAACTTGACTACACATCACAAGAAGCAAACGAAGCAAAGTATAACAAGGCTATGGAAAAGTGGAAAAAGGAAGTTAGTGCTTATGCTATCGCTAACATCAAGAAGGCAGAAAACTTCCGCACAAACTTTCGTTCTTGGAACGGAACACTTAACATTGACTTTGACCTAACAGGTCTTTCAGAGTCAGACTTGCCAAAAGAACCAACTAAGGATTTTGAGTCAATGTCTGTCTATAACTATCGTGAGCAGAAAGAGGAAATTGCTAACGCAATTCGTATCCTCAAGATGACAGATGAGGAAACAGTTAATACCTCAACTTACAACGCAGTAGCCCGTTATCTATAATTAGATAATAAACAACCTGAGTATGTTGATAAACTGCTCACACTATTCGCCTGATGATAGGGCGATTATAAAAATACTATGATCCAGTTCGCACCAACTGCATGAGGTGTAACTACCTGAGTAAGTATCAAAACTGCTCCCCGCAGGGGTCCTTGACAAATGTCAGTGGCCTATAGTACAATTGAATTAATCAACTAAACAGAAAGAGGCCCCCATGGACCAGGTAACAAAAGTAGACAATCACTTCATGACACGAGAGTTTTTAGAAACTACTCTTATTGAAAACAAAAACCGTATTGAACAACTAGAAAAGCATGTTCAAACAGTCACACAACGTTCATACACAGAGGCTGCAGAGCGTAACCGTATGCGTAATGAAATGCAAGAGTGGACCTTGGAAGCGTTAGAGAATGCAACCATTAATGAATCAGAAGCAGAAGAAATTGCAAACATATGTGGATTTGAATTAACAAAAGAATTCGAATTAGAAGTTACAGTCATGTACTCAGTTACAGTCAATGCACGTGATGAAGAAAGTGCACAGAATGCAATTCACGATATTGATTTTGATTCAGTTTCTTATGGTGAAGAAATTACTTACTTGTCATCCAGTGTTGACAGGGTAGATATTTAGTAGGGGGCTACTAATACAAACCTGAGCATGTTTTAAAACTGCTCCTCTCTTCCCTCAAAAATTTGGGGCGCCCCCCAAAATCTGATTTGTCAAGTCGACACGCTGATTGATCAGTCATAGTTTTACGAAATGTCCGATTTGCCCATGTTTAACTATCCCGATTTGCATTTGTCAGTCCGTCCTGTTATACTTAAATCTCAACAACAAAAAGGAGAAAACTCATGGCACATGACCTAGAAACACAAAACGGTAAGGCATCTTTTGCATCTTTCCGTGAACCTGCTTGGCATGGATTGGGTACCGTATTCACAGAAGAAAAGACCACAAAAGAAATGTTAGACCTTGCTAACCTTTCTAATTGGAATGTTCGTCTTGAGGATTTGGAAACCCCATCACATTTGACAAGTGATAAAAACTATCAGTACGTTTTGCGTACTAACCCTACAGATAACACACAGACCGACATTCTTGGTGTCGTTGGTGAGCGTTACCATGTAATGCAGAATGAAGATTTATTCTCATTCGGTGATAACATTCTAGACGGTGGTGGTCGTTGGGAAACGGCTGGCTCAATCAAGGGTGGACGTGTCGTGTTCGGTGCATTGGCACTAGAGCGTGAAACAATTCTAGACCCTAACGGTGTTGCAGATAAGGTAAAGACTTATTTACTTATCAACACATCACATGACGGCTCAATCGCTATTCAAGCATCTATTACACCTGTTCGTGTTGTATGTGCTAACACTCTTAACCTTGCACTAAATACTACACGCAAGAAGAATGGTGTCAAGCAATCTTTCAAGATTCGCCACACACAGACAGCATCTGGTAAGGTTGCCGTTGCTCGTGAAACTCTTGGGCTTGCTCATAAGTACATGGATTCTTTTGACCTCATGGCTAACGCTATGATTCAACAAGAAGTTTCTGCTAAGATGTTTAACGACATCATTCTTGCTGCATACCCAAAGCCTGAAAAGGATTCTAAGGGTGCTTTCAAGAAGTGGGAAAACAAGGTTGATGTTATCAATGACATCTACACAGGCGAGTTTAACGGAATGATTGCTGGTAATGCGTGGGGTGCTTTCAATGCACTTACTGAGCGTTTAGATTGGCACCGTTCTGCTCGTGGTGGTTCTAACGAATCAATCCTTGCATCTGCAAGTGGTTTTGACCCTGCTATCAATGCAGAAAAAAATCGCTTACTAAAAATTGTGCGTGAATTAACTAACGCATAAATAAAAAATAAATAAATGCCACCTGAGCACGTGGATGCAAAAACTGCTCACATGGTCCGTTAGAATAGTTGGTTAGTTCGCTACCCTGTCACGGTAGAGGTCACGGGTTCAAGTCCCGTACGGATCGCAAGAAAAATGGGGCGCCCCCTGTGATCTAGGTCACATGACATTTTCTTGAAAAGTTAATTACGATAGAGTGATATTTTTCCCGAAATTTAATTACGAAGAGTTGATTTTTTTCCCAAAACCTGCTAGAATTAATCTATGACCCAAACCATGAATACTATAGACGACCTCATAAACGAAATATACGAAAGCAACTACTCTCACCTAGAGTTTGAAGAAAACATGGGTGGAGAGGCATGCGACTGCCATATCCATACTACACTAAATACTATTGCCCACTACGCAGGAATTGAGGTAGGAGAATAATGTTAGGCTATGGACTTAATGATCTAAACAACATGACCTATGGTGTTGATAACGCTATCCTATTAATCAACTCTGATGAGAACCCTGCTATCTATAACTATTTAGTTACTACTAGGGAATTCCTACAAGGCCTATGGGCAGAAGGGTACTTTGACTAATGTGGACTAAATATAGTTATGTTTGTGCAGACTGTGATGCATTGATTGAGATTACCAGTCAATATGAACCTGCTTTAGATCCCGTTTGTATTTGCTCACATGATACATGGGTAACTCGTACTGCCCTGGAGCCAACGGTAATGCCAACTGTGATGAGTATCACACCACCAGAAGTTGTAAAAATCAATTCAAACCCCTATAATTAATATATGGACCTAAATACACTTAAAGAATATATCAAGATAACTATCATCTCTATGGAGCAAGACCTAGAGAACGAGGACGGTGCTGATAGCATTGTTCCTTACCTTGAAGGTGCTCTTCACATATCCCGTCACTATTTGTCAGTGGTAGAGGGTACAATATAAATATGAAAACAACAGAACTAGAACCAAGACTGCAAAGGCTGGTAGACATGGGAGAGTCAGGAACTGACATCCTACACGGGGAACTGAAAAACCTTATTTACGAGGCTGAGAAAGAATACCTTGAAATCGAACAAGAAGAGCGTGAGGGTGGCTACTCTGACGCAATGCTATCTATGGACAGAACAAGGGCTGAAGGCCGTATGGACGCACTTGTAGATGTCTATGCCCTTACATACCAACTGGCCTTTGCTATTAGTGATAGGATAAAGAACAATGAATAACTTTATCGAAATGGACTTTGACGAGTGGTGTGATACATACAAGCCAATCATTAACCATATAGACAGTAATGCCTCCTTTGACAATGGATATGGTGGTGTTATGTTTGAGACCTATGGTGATGAGGTAGAGTTTGTTAAGTCTCAATCCCCTGCCAATATCTGGATGTATGGTCAGGGTGATGACGGTGGTACCTATGTGTGGAATGGCTGGGGATTTGTAAATAGATTAGGATACTTCATCACTGAGGTACCGTGCCCAACTGACACAGACATACAGGTCATGGTAGGAGAGCCTGACTTGACATGTGATTTCTGTGGTGATATACTTGATGAAGAACTACCCCATGACCCACAATGCGAAGGATTAAACCAATGAAAGAATATGTATGCCCACGATGTTCAAATGTCTTTGATGACGAGAATGACTCAGACCTATGGTTCATTCAAAATGCTGGCTATGTAAAAATGGGTGCTTGCCCAACCTGTACAACACCTGAAGAATTTAAGGTGATTGATAAAACTTGGAAAGATTATCGGAAATCAATGGAGGAAGCAAACTAATGAACGAATACAAAGTAGAAATCATCTTTGAGCCCACAGGTGATTACATGACATTTAGATACGAGGCCGAATCAGACAATGAAGAGGACCTCTGCAGAGAAGTATTAAACCAACTATCAATTGTATCTTGGAAGGAAGAAGAGTAATGGGAGCACGTATTAACTTTGTATTTAAAGACGTCGAGGATGAAGCACACGTAGTGCTATATAGCCACTGGGGTGAGACTGAATGGCAACGGGACATAGCAATGGCCCTGCAGCATTCAAAGCCTAGGTGGAGCGACTATGCCTACTTCAACCGTATGATGATTAGTTATCTTATGCAAGATTCCGTGCTTGAAGAGACAGGCTTTGGAATTTATTCTATCAAGGGCACCAACTTTGATTTAGGAGAGACGACGGTAGTCATCGACATTGCTAAAGAGACTATCATTGATGACCACAGAAACGTTATCCCATGGGTAGACTTCATTAATGCATACGCCCCAAAGGTTTTGGCTGGGCAGATCTGAGGAGTGGGTCCCTTAGATCTACAGGGGAGGGGCAGCGTGGGGTTGCCCTTTCCCCTACTTTTTGATACAATGGAATAGAGGAGACGACTATGACTTATTCAGTTAGACGAACGGCAACGCATACCAAAGAGTCCCGTATGGCAGAACAGTTAGGCAAACTCCTTACCCAAGATTTTGCGGTAGACTTAGAAAGAGTAGGATACTTCATGGTAAGAAACCTACCACTAATAAATTACCACAGACTAGAGGTTTTGAGTTTGACATCTATGGAAGAGTATGATAAACTTATGTTAGAGATGAAAGGACCCGCAAATGGACTACGCAGATAAGACAGGAATACTAGGTCAACTATGGATTGACTTTAGAGAGGACGAGAACTTCTCCCTATTTATGGAATACAACGACATTGGTTTGCCATTGTCCTATGTTGTGGCAGAAGGTTTGGTACCTGAACTCACACCACTAGGCGAGGACTATGTTGATGAAACTATTGAGATGTTGTTTAAACTTCTTGAGATTTCAGAACAAGAAGTAGAACTGCTACCTAGAATTAATTTAGATTCAGTTCTAGAACTTGCACATCAAAAGAAAAACACGCTAGAGTAATCTGGCCCCTGCGGGGCGCCCACCAGACAAATCGGACAAACCAGACATCCAGGTTTTTCAAAAGATCATTACGAACGATCAAAAATTTTTCCCCAAACCAGGCATATTACGATGAACGATTTCTTTTCCCCAAACCTGGCTTATACCATACAAACCTTCATATGTCAAACCGTGTTATAATTGTATTATGCCAAGAGATCACTTTGCTCAAATGTCTAGACAAACCTCACATCGCCATGACACTCCTCATGACTCATATGAGTTTGATAGGGTAGTAAATACTATTACAGGTATGTTGTATTCTATTGTTACTCTTAAGGCTTTCTTTCCTTTCTTTAGGTCCCCTGCCGAAATCATTGACAGTACTATTAGTAATGCCCCTTACCCAATGCCCTCAAAAATTGCGGGGGAGAAAGAATATGAACAACTATCCCTATGGTAAACAACTGTCCATGTGGATGCAAACCAGATAATTGTATATGCTGCTGTAGCAAACCACAAGGCTGTGGACATAGAAAAAAATAACAAACCATTATGTCCTGGTTTCTCAATATTTGATATTGGTTTCTCAAAATAAGATTACGATTGTGGCAAATTTCTCCCAGATTTTGGGAGATTTTTTATGCAGCAAATGGGCTTGACAAACCTTGTTTCAAGGTGTATAATGCCCAAACCTTGCATATGATGGTTTGACAGATATGATGGTTTGCGGTATAATCCCGATATGATGGTTTGGAGGTTTGAAGGTTTGGCCCCAGGAGATTACGACGCCATCTATAAAAGGGCTCTATACTCCACTATCCTCCACTTCACTCCACTTCTAGAATGTCTAAATATATAATCAGTAAGATTAATCTGTGGATAAATTGTGGATAACTATCAAACCAGAGTACCATTACCTGTGGATAACTATATTTTTGCGGTACATGGATCAGACACCTTATGGGACAAGAACTCCCCACATGGGCATAAGGCTTCCATACAATGACAGTTGTCTTTATCTATCAAACCTTCATTAACAGGTAGAGGGTTACAGGGTTTATTGCTCTCATGGGAAACATATTCGCCACATGGGGAAAATCCTATCTTGCCATATTCTCCAGCATGGCCTATTCCTTTAGGGCTTGCATTACATAGGTTTGGGTTCATATAGGTATTCTATCATGCTATTGGGGATTACGATGACATCTTTATCTTCCCCGCATTTTATGCTATACTTGAAGATATGATCAATTATAAAAATAGCAAAAGTTCCTCATTCCAGGAGTCGTTTGCTATATCTATGACGCAAGAGAAAAAGAATGGCTTCTATGTAGAGTTGGGCTCAGCCGATCCATATATTGAAAGTAATACTTGGCTATTGGAATCTCAGTTTGGATGGAAAGGTCTTGCCCTAGAAATTGATCAGGAATTGGCCCATAAGTACAACTCTTCTGATCGTATCAACAAGTGTATTAACGCTAATGCCCTAACCTTTGACTACCTGTCTTACTTCAAAGACCATAACTTTCCAAAGGTTATTGACTTCTTGCAGATCGATATTGATGGACATGACAAAGGAAACTGTCTATTAGCCCTATTAGCCTTACCAATGCTACAGTATAGGTTTTCAGTCATAATCATTGAGCATGACATATCTCAAGACTACAAGAGAGCCTCTATGAGAGATGCTCAAAGAGAAATACTTAGCAGCCTAGGATACAAACTAATTGGGCAAACCCTTAGTGAAGACTGGTGGATTGATCCAGAATCAGTAAACCCAGAAGCCTATATGTATGAAATCTTCAGCGGACATCCACATGTTGGAGAAGTAAAATGAATGTAATCCAACACGCAGATGGCATATATGAAATAGAAAATTTCCTAAATGATGAAGAGCAAGAACTATTTATGTCTTCATGCACAGATGATGGATGGGAAGAGTCTCACCCAGGAAACATAACTAAGCCAATGACAGATGAAGAGTTTAGTTTAAGAGATAAACTGCTTGCTAGGCTAGGTACTTTTTTTGAAAATGTGGATTCTTTCTCTACTGTTAATCGCCTAAGAAGACTAACAACAGGTGAGTTTATGTGGCCTCATATAGATGCTGGAAAGCCTCCAATACTTGCAGACACTGTAACTCCCATAGAAACCCCAGTAGAGTCAAAGAGTATAGTCTTTGGGGTTGCGATATACCTAAATGACAAGTTTACAGGTGGTGAGTTATCCTACCCAGATATTGAACTAAACATCTATCCAAAGCCTAGAAGTGCAGTTATTCATGATGCTAAGTTTAACCATGAAGTTAAGACTGTTACCTCTGGAAATAGATATTCTATAACAGCATTTGTTTATGGTGATGAGACTACCAAGTTTAATGGCCATGCTCAGGATACTAACCAATAGTGCCCTTTAGGGCATAGTTAGGTTTACTACTTCTATTTTGCGCCGAACTCTAAAGACTTGTTTATAGCATTATTGACCATGCGGACCAAACCTCGTCTCGTAATTTTTGACACATCGAACGTCTCCGTATACCCACCTTGAGGCATATCTGCCTTGCTTAGGAAGTGTCCGTACTTAGTCCTTAGTGTGTCTAATACTGCTGACTCTACTGCTCTTGCCTGATCCCGTTCGGAAAACCACCAATACTTGATTAGGATCCATCCCTTCTGCCTGTGGCTTGCAAACCTTCTGCCAGACACATCTGATATACCTATCTTAACAGCCTTATGCACAGGGCTATAGAGTATATATAGTAGGGTCATGTATCTATTATACTTGACATACCGTGCCAAATATGGGATACTTAGGTATGACTAATCAAGAGATATCTGACCTGCTTAACAAAGAATCATATCGTGTCTGGGACACTGCTAAGGTAATTAAGAATCAGGACTACCATGATGGCCTAGTCAAGGGTTTAAAGATGGCTGCTCAGTATGTGGCTAAACTATGATTACAAACATGGAAATACCAGACCCGTTTACTGCTTTTCGCATAGCCAAATATGAAAAGCAAAAGTATGGGGCTAGATATGATTTCTTCTCTGGTGAATGGGATGTTAACTGTGGTGCTTGTGGAGAACTTATTAATGCTAATACCCGCAAACTTTTAACCAAGATTCGCCTATACCATACAAGAAATGAGTGCCTCAATGGATACTGAAGAAACTTTTGATCAAGAGTTTAGCGTTGAAGACATTACGAACGCCATAGTTAATCAGGCTAAGGCTGAAGTTAGGTCTAAGTTTGGTAACAAGAAGAGGCATAGACAGTGATCTGTAAAACCTGCGGGATGGACAAAGAAAACATTAACTACTGGGATACCCATCAAACTATGAGTGATTACAAGGTGTGGTGTGCCAAGAGACTGTAGTTCGCTTACTAAAAAGGGTGCTCCATGTAAATATAAAGTAGAGGACTGGAGATTGGCAGATAAGTGCCATATTCATGATCCAAACGGCATATTTAGACAGCAGGTTAAAAATGGTGTGCACAGAAAGCCAAAGAATAAAGGTAGGGAATGCGAACATACTTGGTATATGCGTGAGGATGGTATACAATGTATAAAGTGTTTAGTTTTATGGGAAAAGGGGATGGAATGATAGAGTTTGCTCTTGGTTTGCTTGGTGGTTTTATTCTGGCTGCCGTTCTTATCTGGTTTGCACTAGGAGAATAATGAAAGAGCCTAAGATTACACAGATGGACTGGCGTAGCCTAGGTTACTGGCCTGTATGGAAAGATGGAAAGAAAGTGTGGGTACCTAAAGATAAGATAAACACTGATGATAAACAAGTTTAATCATGATATAATGATTATATGAAAAAATCTAAATGCTTCTTCTGCACTAAAGATGCGACACATTTTGATATAGTCGTAAACCACAATGACTACATTGTTGCAGACGTATGCTTAGACCACCTATCTATGGGCCTTGTGTCCTAAATGAATAAGAGAATACTTAAAGATGGATCAGAAGTTGAGTCTTTTGATAAGCCAGTTGAATTAATTATACATACCAAGGCTCCCCAAAAATGGAAATTAACTGACCTTGAGACAGGCGAAGAGTACCTTGGATCTGAAATAGGTACAGGCTTTGCAGAAATATTACGAACAAAAGTTTCATCTGGCAAAATAGGCACTTGGGTAAAAACCAAGGGCAAGCAGTTTGACTAAACCACTACTTTAAGGTATACTGTTTATATGGAACAATGGATTAACGACTATGCCTCATGGGTGCTTGCTCTAAGTGGTGTTGCTGCAATTTATTTTGTCGGCAGAAAACAAATATGGGCATGGATCTGGGCTACTTTTAATGAGGCTATGTGGATTTACTATGCCTTAGTAACCAAGCAGTATGGGTTTATCTTTGCTGCTATTGCTTACTCTGTTGTTTATATTAGATCATATAGACACTGGAAAGATTTAGAAAAAGAACAGTTGTCTTGGAGAAGTTTTACTCAACTAATATGGAAGGATAACAAGTAATGATTAGTGCTTTATTTTTAATACCTACTTTTATTGCAGGCTATTTAGCATGCTATTTTATAATGACATACAAAGTAGATCAAAACTAATAGTTGGAGGATGTAATGAGTATTGATGAAATGATGCTTAGAGAAGAAATTGCCAGAGAGATTGAAGCCCTTCCTGTTGAAACATCAGTTACAAATGCATTAGGTATGCGTATTGCTGCTGCAAAAGTGGCAAGAGGAGAAGGTAATTATGTTACAAGTATGTTTGAAAACCAAATGGACTTTGAGTAATATATGACACGAACAACAAAGATAGAGAAAACCAGAATCTGGCCACTAAGAGTTATAGGTAACATTTGTGGTGGGTTTGCTGGTAACCATTTGTTTAAGGCTATGCTTTTAGATGAAGATGGTGATAATGGTTGGCGTTATAAGTACCACGGAAAAATGTGGGTTATTCTTAACAAACCTTACAAACTTTGGGGGACATACTATGAACTTGATATCAAGGGTATGAAAGATGACCTACAAGGCTCAGGATGGGATGATTACGATGAGTTTGGTAAAGCCTACTGGGATAAAGATGAGTAGGATCCTTGTTTGTCCTGTTTGTAAAAAAGAATGGGACCTTCGATGGGGAATTATGGCTAATGAATCTATGTCTAGACACATGAAGGAACACCAATGAAACCTCTTGCATACATCTTTGACGTAGATGGAACTCTAGCCAATGTAGATCCATACCTTCACCATGTTCGTGGCTCTAATAAGGACTATGAGGCTTTTCATGAGGCTTCTATCGATGCCCTGCCAAATATAGAAGTAGTTGAAATGTTAAATCATGCTTTCTTTGATCAGATGCATGTAATTATTGTTACTTCAAGAAAAGAAAAGTGGCGTGGCCTAACCTCTTATTGGCTTGCTAAAAACGATATTGGGCATCACGCACTATACATGCGTAGCGACGAAGACGATAGACCAGACTATGAAGTAAAAAAAGATATCTTACTTAAGATTAAGAAACATTGGAATGTTATCCATGCAGTAGATGACAACCCTAATGTAATTAAACTATGGGAACAATATGGAATTCCTACTACCAAGATTGGTACTTGGGATGGAGATAAGTCTTGACTTATAACGAAGAGAATGGTATGATTAGTCTATGAGCAATAGAGTTAAAAAGATTTATAAGTGTAGTGAATGCGAAACTATGATTACGATCATAACTAGAGTTCACGAACTTCCAGAGTCCATCATCTGTCCTTGTGACAGCGTAGCAGAAAATCAGGGTGCAAAGTGAAAAAGTCTAACAACAAAGTATCTCAGCATAAGATTAAAAGAGCAGAGAAGAACAAGAAAAGAATACAAGATAAGCCTTATTTATCTAAGTTTGAAAGAAAACTTATTGCTAAAAGAGAAGAAATTATTGCTGCTGCTTTAAGACCTGTTTCAAAGTAAAATACGGGCACCAGTAGCCAAGTTGGTTAAGGCACCGAACTCATAATTCGGCTATTCGTAGGTTCAAGTCCTACCTGGTGTACTTGACATACCGTGCCAAAATCGGTATAATTATCATATAACTACTAACAAAGGATTAAAATGTCGGACCTTTTTATTATTCTGTACCTACTAAGTTTAATTGCTATGGTTGTAGCAATTGTTAAAAGAAAGACTATCTCCAAATCACTACTGGCATTTGCAGTAGTTCTGCCCACAATTCTTTTTATTGCAATTGGTGCTACACTTCCACCAACAGTAGAAAAAGAAAAGATTATTGAGACAACAGCAAAAGAAGTTCAGTCTGCATTAGAAGAGCCAAAGAATGAAAATAAAGACCCCATTGAGGAATTTAGAAAAAATGTTCAGTCTGAGTTAGATGTAGATGTCTACGTAAGTTATAGCAAATCTGATTGCGTACTCGTAAAGTTTCCAATCTCTGACAACTTATTCAAAGACTCAAGAATTCGTGGTGGTCAAAGAGATATGATCGCTATCCTTACTGAGTATAAAAAAATGGTGTGGGATAAGAATGCCTCTGCATGCATTACTGGAACATTCCCATCAGTAGACCAGTATGGAAATATAAATCAAAAAGAGCCAGCAATGATGATAACGGTTGATTACAAGACACTTATGAAGATGAATTTAGGCAATATGGCTGACAACCCAGCACTTCTTGATAACTATGATTTATACTCTTACATCTTGTTCCCATACATGCGTGGATAGTATATAATATATAAAAATTGCGGTATATAAAAATATAGCAAGGTTTACATCTGTAACTCAGTTGGTTAGAGTACCTGCCTTATATGCAGAGAGCCGAAGGTTCAAGTCCTTCCAGATGTACCAGATCTCTGTAACTCAGCGGAAGAGTGACACCCTTCTAAGGTGTAGGTCGTAGGTTCGAATCCTACCAGGGATGCGTGGTATAATTATTAGGTGACAATATAGTCGCTATGTTTATGTCGGGAAACATTTTCGTAGCGTGTTGCAACACTATATTGTCCTTAAATTTGTTTCACTAACTAAAAGAAAAGGTAAGAAATGAAAACTATCGGAGATAAGTTAGGCAACTTTGCTGTAACTGGAGTAAAGCCTGGAGCATTAACATATGATGATTCATCATTTGAAGTACTAACACAGGATTCATTTCCTGGAAAGTGGAAGATCATTGTATTTTATCCAAAGGACTTTACATTTGTATGTCCAACAGAAATTGTTGCATACGATGCACTTGTAAATGACTTTAATGACCGTGATGCAGTATTGATGACTGGATCAGTTGATAATGAATTCTGTAAGGTTGCTTGGAGAAATGCTCATGATGATCTTAAGAAGACAAACTCGTGGTCATTTGCAGATACTGCTCACCAACTTGCTGGAGACCTTGGCATTCATCACTCATCTGGTGTAACATACCGTGCAACATTTATTGTTGACCCAGAGAACACCATCCAACACATTACAGTAAATAACCTAGATGTAGGTCGTAGTGCAGATGAGGCACTTCGTGTACTTGATGCACTACAAACTGGGGAACTTTGTGCATGCAATAGACCTTTGGGTGGAGACACACTATAATGTCATGGGTTGGTCAGTTAAATGAAAACCTTCCAGAATATGCAAAGGATATTAGACTAAATCTTGATGCAGTGATTAATAGATCTACTATTGATCCTGAACAGGCTTTGTATCTTTCTATTGCTGCAGCATTTTCTACTGGTAACTCAAAACTTCTCACCTTCTTAGTTGCAAACGCAACCGATGAAGTAGAAAAGAATGCTGCTCTTGCTGCAGGATCTATTATGGCTCAGAATAATGTTTGGTATCCATATGTTGAAATGGCAGATGATGCAAACCTTAAGGGACTTCCAGCACAACTTAGAATGAACGCCATTACCTCTCATGGTGGAACAACAAAGGGCAAGTTTGAAGCATATTCACTTGCCTCATCTATTGTTGGTAAGTGTCATTTCTGTGTTAAAGCACACTATGAAACATTAAAGCAAGAAGGATACAGCGTTGAACAGTTGCGTGATATCGGAAGAATTGCAGCAACGATGAATGCTTTATCGAAGATACTTTCTGCTTAATAAAAGTCCTGGGTATGACTTAAAACTACCCTATTTCCCTGCCCAAAATAAAGAATCATTTTCGTATATCTCTTTATCTAGTTTAAAGTTTTCAAGTATTGAATCTTTTTCGCTTTGATCTAAAGAATTAAATAATCTTTCTGAAGCATCATTTTTAAAATATGTTTTATTAATTTGTGACAAATCAATATTTAGTTCTACGCCTAAGTCTTCTGATATTTTTTTAACCAATAACTCATAGTCCATAGACTCTAACTCATCAGTCCTAATAAATAGATTTGTTCTATTAATTCTGTCATATATCAACTCTGTATCATATTCTTTTTCTTCAGCATGAAAGAATTGTGCCTCTTTGATAACCGACATTGCTGCTGGATCTGGGCTTAAAGCAAAGTTATGAGATTGAAAGTCTTTAATGTATGGCCATGTAGATAACTTTTCAAACAGTTCTTCTTTTTCAACATGAAGATTTTCTCCATTGATTGTATGCCAGTTTTCTTTGTCTATTAAGTCTGCTCTACCTGCTGCAGCATGGCATACTGAACTAACAAAAAATTCTACAGGCTCTCTAAAAACTGAAATCACATATGTTTCATCATCTATAAAGAATGGCCAACCACCGTGTTGTCTCATGTCTTCTGGCATTCTTAGATACTCAATACCGTGCTTGGCAAGAGTCTCTTCCATAGGTCTAAGAATATACTTTGTTAAGAATCTGCCACCAGTTTTTGGTATGTGTAAAAAATAAACTTTATTGTATTTCATTTACTTTGCCTTATGCTTTACTTCATAAGGGGCAATCTTTGACTTAATGCGACCATCTTTGTATAGTCTAACAATCCATCCATCTTTAATCTGAATAGGATTAAACGCTGATGCTTTTTTCTTTGGCATTACTTTGCTACCTTAAACGGAGAGTCAATCCAACTATCTGACTTAGCAACTGGAATACAGTTAGGCACTGGCTTTCCATCTGCACCTGGCTTCATTCCTCTTTGTACATATCCATCCCAGCATGGGGCTGCTTTGCCCATTTGTGCATCATACATAGCCATAGCAACTTCTGAATCATCAGGTTCAACCATTAGTGGTGGTATCTGTACATACATAGACATTGCACATGCAGTGTATAGTCTTGTTGCTTCCCATAATCCGCTTTCTTCTTGTTCAAATAGTTGAATCATTACAGCAGGATTTTCTGCACTTGCTTCCATGTAATATTCTGTTCCTGGATTACCAAGAGCACCTTCATACATAACATGTACTACTTGCCCTATGTGTGTATCTCCTTCTCCACCGTGGGAGGTCATTGCGAAATCGCCTTCTTTTAACATATTAATAGTATACCATACTAACCAGCAAGCCTATTATGAGTCCTTATTCTGTGACAGTTGGCACAAACCACTTCACACTTTTCGATCTCTTTCTTTATAGCCTTCCATGAAAACCCATCATGAATCATTCTGGATATGTTGTATTTCTTATCTCTTACATGATCAAAGTCTAGGATTATATGGTTACCAACACCACAGTCTACACAGCCAGAATCCTCTTTTATCTTAGCAAGCATCTTCTTATACTGCTGCTTATTATAATGGTCTAACTCTTTGTCAGTCATTGTTATTATTATACCGCAAAATATTAGGTCCCACACAAGCAATTCACCTGACTTGCGCCACGGTCTCTATCCAATGGGTAACTAATCCATCACTAAGGTCCTGTGTGGGACACTTCTATTATACTCCTACTTTGAACTTATCTCTGCTGCTCTTGCTTTTGAGAACTTTAGCATGGTCCCTCTGATTGGGGAGTAGCCAAGATCTTCAGCCTTCTTCCCACAGGTATCGAGCATAAAGTTAAAGAACTTTTTAACTGAATCATTCTTTGAGTTCTTTTCTTTGTATGCTACGCCGTAGGTAAATGTGGATATGTTATAGGATAGTTTGTTGGGGTTTTTATAGTTAATCTTAACTACACCACTCTTATCTGGAACAAAGTCTCCAAGGAATACTGACGCTGCACTTACTGTTGGCTGTATAAACCTTCCAGCCTCATTCTCAACAGACACTGTCTTTAATCCTCTTGCATATGATATCTCGTTATATCCGATAGATCCATTTGTAGTTCCCTGTACCATTGCAATACCATGAGATCCAGAAGCACTGGTCATATAACTCTTAGATATATCTCCAGGGAATGCAGTACCAAAGTTTTTATTCCCTGGCTTGTTCCATATAGTTGGAGCAACTGCATTAAGGTATGAAGTAAAAACCTCTGATGTTCCAGAACCATCAATACGGTATACAACTCTAATTTTTGTTGCTGGTATCTTAGGTAGTCTTGTTCCTATCATGTTTTCTTTTAGTATCTGTGGATCATTCCACATTGTTATTTGTCCCGCAAAAACTTTGGCAAGTGTATCTTTACTCATCTTAATAGTAACTCTATACCCATCAAGTTTATAGATTACTCCAATTGGTCCTGCTACCAATGGAACATATGTAAATTCTTTTGATGGCTTAACTTCTGATCCAGAGTAAGGAACATCTGACATAGCAAAGTCTGTTACTCCATTTGAAAACATATTCTTTCCAGCACCTGAGCCAGATGCTCCATACACAACAGAATCTCCTGTTGATTTCATAAATTCGACCCTGCATCTGTCTATAAAGTTAGCAGCAAATGTGGATCCAGCACCTTGAAGGTTATCAGCATGTGAAGGGGTAATAAAAAAAGCATTAGCAAATATGGCTAATGCTACTGGCAAAGCAATGAATTTAAATTTCATACTTATAGTATATAGGACAAGAGTGTAAAGTTTTGTTATAAATGGTAAACTAAGAATTAACTTTAGATGAATAATGGAGCATTTTATAGACTTACTCAGGTCTCCCAAGGTGCGACCTTGGCTTATCCGTACTCAGCAATAAGGTTGCTATAAGCAACTGCATGTATCATGACGGAATAGTATCTATTATACTACTACTTTACTTGGTTGGTTGTCTTGCCTCCGCCAGATGACTTCTTTGCAGGAGCCTTCTTTGCGGTCTTCTTAACAACCTTTGCAGACTTAACTGCTGTGTCAACCTCTTCAACTGAAGGCATTCTACCGAATGCTGCATCTGCTGGGTTGGCTGCTCTCAACACTACGGGCACGATGGCTCCGAGTAGTGCGTATGCTAGTGTCTGTGGATCTGTCACTCCAGATGCATACAACGCTGTTGCTGCTCCGAGAACTGATCTTCCGTATGACGCTAGTACTGCCTTGATTTGTTCGTTCATAATTTTCCTCCTAGGATATTATTTTTGTTAGTACTGTAAAACCAATCCATAGACCAATAATTCCTGCGACTCCCGCAAAAACTGGTGGTGCTGGTACTGGCAATTTGAATGCAGCAAATACTACGCCACATCCAAAACCTGTTAATACTGATAAGATTACATCTTTCATTTTTTATTTTCCTCTACATATTGTTTGATAAATGGAAGTATAACATTTACTTCTTCTGACGGAACTGCATTAATAAGCATATGATTTATGCCTCTACTTTCAAGAGTCTTTACAAGATCATCAAACTGCTCGTATGTTAGGTAAGCAGTATCAAGAACTGGCTGTGGAACCTCTCCCTTTTTCCAAACTGGTCTGACAACATGGTCTACCAATAGGTTAAGTTCTTCTTCTGTTTTTCTAATAACAGGTGTAATTGCAATCATTACCTCCATACCTTTTAATTCAAGAGGAATTTCTGCAGAACGATGTTTTAAGAAATCAGACCATGCCCCACGAGCATATATGTGGTATGGCAAAATAATTTTGTGACCATATTTTTTTGCTGCTTCAAAAACATAACTGTTTGTTGTTGAGACATAAACATCTAACTTATTTTTGTGGTTTGGGTCACGCCAGTATCCTGGAGAATCTTTATCTTGGTCCATATCATTTAACACTTTAAGAAATTCTATCATGTAGTTTGATCTGTCAAGAGCACTTGCGTTATCATTGACATCTCCAACAACACCACCAACACCATCTTCATGATCTTTTATATACCCAGAGATTAAGTTAATCTGCAGTCTGCCTCTATCTATCCTATCCATAGATCTATTGATCATAGAGAGGTACTGAGGAGATATTGTGTATGGGCGAATTGCAACTAAGTATTTAATCCCTTCGCCTTGCTCTATATCTTTTGCTGTCTTTACAAACATGTCTCCCTCTGGGATATCATGTGTAAACATTACTCCAGAAAAGTTATGGTTATTCAAATTGGATGGGTCTTTTGGATCTTCAGGATTGCCCATCACTCCACCAAAATAATAAAACTTCACTTCATTGCCTCACTATAGTGCAGGTCACACAAATCCACTATCCTACTTTCAGAATTGGCCCATATCTGGGTGCTTTCCTCTTTGCAAGATTCTTCCTCACATATAAACATGTTAAGGTTTTTTGTGTGCTTTAAGACTATCATTACCTTATTCTATCATAGTCTTCTGGTAGCAGTTTCTTTAACTCTTTATATGCCTCAGAAATTTTCTTCATTGAGTGGTAGTGTGGGAATGCTGACCCTACGATCCCGTATTCGTCAAAGTAGGCAATCTCAGGCTCAAGATCAGTAATAAACTTATTTAATGAGTTCTGAACATCTTCAATATATTGATAAGCCCAGTCACGAGAATCTGAAACAAATTTTAAAAAGTCTTCGTTAGACTGGTCTTGGTCTGTTTTACTTGGGCTCCTAGTCAACTGCTGTAGCAACAAGGCCTCTAGTGTTTTAGCAATAATAACCTTGTTTGCCCTTTTCTGTATAACATACAGAGAAAGGAAAAGCAGTGTCAGAGACGACAGAATACATATAAAAATTAATTCAATCATAGTTCTTTACCACCCTCTCTAACTAACAAAACAATTGCCCCATTGTCTTCTAGTGCTTTTTTGACACGGATCATGTACTCTACAGCCTGCTTTTTAAGTTCAACTGTTTCCAAAGACATGAAATCTTTTTCTTTTGCTTTTACAGTAATAAAAGTATCGTTATCAATTATCTGCAAAGAAAATCCTTTTGGGCATTGTAATGACCTAAAGGCCCTTCTCATACTATCTGTATACATATTACTCCATCGTTAGGGACTGCCATGTTATCCCCCAGTCGGTCTTAGTTTTATGGCTAGAGAACTCTTTTGATATTTCTCCATTTTCTAAGTAAACTCCACCCCAGACTCCCCACTCTTTTCCAGATATGCCAACAGAAAAACATTCTTTTCTTACATCGCAATTAGAACACAGCAGGTCTACGGCAGGTCTCAATAGTTCATCTTCTTCATACTTGTCAAAGAATACATTAGTATCATAATCCAAGCATGCAGCATCGTCTTTCCACTCATACTTATTCATGTTACCTTACATACTTGTCAGGTATTTCCCATCCAGTTCTAGAAGCGACAAAAATCTTTTTTAAGTGCCAAGCATTATTTTTTAATGCTCCTTGCTTTGATGTAAATGCCTTATCTGACTTTACCATCTCTACAACATCCCATCCATCCCAGGAAAGGGTGCTGTTTTTGGAAACAATTGCTTCCATTTGTTCAAGAGAACTGATTGATACCATTGTGTGTACTCCTTAGAAGTTATATACGTTTGTGTTAATGTTTTTTGATCTTGATAAATTTACTATTCTAGAAACCTGCTCTTTTGGATTAGAAACAAAAGCAAAATGATTAAAACTGTTTATGTTTTCTTCAATCCATTCAGGTGTAACTCTGAATAACTTAATTGTCTTTCCTCTAGACTTCATGCCTCTTTCAGAAAGATTAACAAACTCAGATGCCATTGCGCTAATGTTTCCTGGACCAGCAGTGTACAAGTAAAATTCTTTTTCACTCTCCTCTAGTTCAGATAAGGCAACTGCCATTGCTCTAAGAAAAATGTTATAGTTATTGAAACTAGGCGTTCCCTGCACCCCTACTATCATTGCTTATCCCTTCTCTTAGTTTGTCTAATATGAACAACATCTTATCTAATTGTACCTTATCCATGTTGCTCGTGTCAACTTGTATGGCATAGTCTTTATTTATTAAGTTGTCTACCATTGGTGCTGTATAAAAAGCATTGTCCTTGATCCAATAAGCAGTGTCTTCAACAATAATTACCTTGACATTTTCTTTTTCTTGACGAATTTTTGATTGACTTTTTTTATTGATCTTTTCAATATATTTTCTCTGCCTGGAGTATTGATTATGAATCATAGACTGAGTCATCATAGGCTCATAGACTGTCTTATTTCTAAAGAACATTATGTATCCTATTACTAATAACAAAGGAACAGTTAAAGCCAACGCTCCGTAGATGTTGTTCATAAATACCCCCAAGTAACCATTGTATCACTTTTCTCTCAAAATGTAAAACTAATTGATAAAGAGTTTTTAAACTCTTAGTCTCCAGTTCATGGCTTTAGGACCTTGCTTAATCATTTGAAACATGTGATGCTTATATTGTTCTGTTAGTTCTGCATATATTTCTGGACTAACTTCTTCAAGTTTGTCAGTAATAGAATAAAGCATCTCTCCCTTATCATCAATACCAGCCATCTCAATAGCACCTTGCATAATTAAATGCTCTACCAATGCCTCGCTTTTTACGCTCATTACTTTCCTGACTTCTTTCTAGCCTTTGCTAAAGCATCAAAATCTTTTACCTTGGTATCTCCAAGATATCCCCATGCATAACCATCATTAATCATCATGTCATTAATAGACACAGTATCACCGTTAATATAGATCCATCCTAAAATACGACCATACTTTTCAGATGAATCCATCTTCTCAGTCTTAATCACAACGGACTTGGCGTCCTTTAGAGCCTTCTTTAAATACTCCTTAGACTCAAGACCAAGAGCCTTCTCTTTAAGATCCTTGGTGCGAGACTCAGGGGTATCAATACCAGCCAATCTCACACGGGATGCAAACAAAATGTCAAACCCTAAATCAATAAGAACATCAATGGTATCTCCATCTACTACGTTCTCAACTTTTCTTACATAATATTCATACATATAAGCCCCCTTAGACCCAATACTTAATTATAGCAGTTGCTGCAAGAATTGACCAAATTATGTTAAACCAGATAATTGTTGGCAATGTCTTTACTGTTGATGACCAGATCAAAGAAAGACTGGTTATTAGTGCAAAGATGTATAGCCACCAAAACTGTACACCAAAAATAAGACCTGGAACAATGATTGCTGCCTTTGTCATAAATGCAAAAAACTCTACTGTATTTGGCAGATTCCAATAAGACCTGTGTCGCATTGTCTTTAATGCATTTATCCATTCTGTCCTAAACTTCACTTTAATCCCTCCAAAAATTCTCTATGGTCTGTACATTCTGACACCTTGTAGTCTTGATATTTTTTGTAATAGTCATACATGTCAACACCCTTTTTATAATCCGCAGAATTTTCGATATAAGTTTTTGCAATATCTTTATTTATTGTCTTATGTGCAGACCCCACAAAGGTCCAACTATTTGATGACCAATGCTCTCCAGAGTCAAATTTATTTGGAAGTCTTACCTTCCACTTATCAATCTTTTCCTGCAAATCTTTTGGAGCATTTTCGTATGAAAATTTTTGCCAAAACTCTGTGTCATTTCTTAATGTCATGTAGTGGAAATATATAAAATCAGAAACGTTGTTATTCATATTAACAATGTTCTTATTAAACTCTTCTCTGACCTCTTTTGAATTTTCAAATAGCCATAGTGGGTTGTCGAATATCTGTGTTAACTCCACAATGCTAACCCAAATAGACGTTGCCTCAAGTGGCTCAACAAAGTTTGCTGCAAGGCCTACTGCTACACAGTTGTTAACCCATGGCTCCTCATAACATCCAGCACTAAACTTAAAGCCACCCTTATCTTTTCTTGGGTATGTTGGCTCGTAGCCCAAGAACTCTTCTATCTCTTTTGCTGCTTCTTCTTCAGAGATCAAAGATGAATCATATACATACCCACAACCAAACCTAGTCTGAAGTGGTATCTTCCACATCCATCCATACTTCATTGCAATTGCTTCTGTGTAAGAAGGAATTTTATCTTCCATATCAACAAAGAATGGAAGGGCAGAATCAACTGGAAGAAAGTCTTTATAACTTTTCCACTTTGGATTATAAACTTTGCCAATGATTAGTCTATGGAATCCGCTACAGTCAAAAACAAAATCACAGTGGATCTTCTCATTGTTATCTAGGACCAAACTCTTTACATAATCTTTTTCATCTAGCAAGACATCTTTTATTGTGCCATCAACTAGTTTAATTCCTCTTTCTGTGCCTATCTCTTTTAGTCTCTCTGCTAGTTTAGTTGCATTAAAATGTATAGAAACATTGCCTATTTTTTTGTAATCATTAATGGGATCTTTATTAGCAACAAACCCAAAATCTCTCTTGCTTGCTTCTAAAATAAAAGGAACCTTCTTGGCTTCTGAAATTTTTTCTGTAAAGTCTATGTTCTTTACGCTATTATTTATGGCAATGCTTGCTGCAATTAGGGGACTATTGGAAAGGTATCTGTCATACACAGCGTCAAAGCCTAAAGATCTATCCGTTGTGGAAAATGCATGGTAATAAAATTCTCCATCGTTATTCCAGTTTGTAAACTTAATTCCATTCTTAATAGTTGCGTCACAGTTTCTTATCAGATCAGAAAGAGGTATGTTTAGATGGTCAAAAAAGTCTGCAAGGTATGGGGTTGATCCTTCTCCTGCACCCAAGATTCCTATATCCTTTGACTCAATTACTGTTATGTCTAAGTCTGGGTATGATCGTTTTGCTTTAAGTGCAGTAAGCCACCCAGCAGTTCCTCCACCAACAACAACTATCTTCTTTGTCATTACTTTCTACCCCACTGTATATAGTTCCATCCACGCTCATGTGCGTAGTAAATAAATACCTTAACTACCGTTTCCCAAAATGCAATTGTAACAGATAAAGAAGCATTTTTTGTAATGACGTAAGCAACTGCTACAGAGGAAAGTGTTCCCCATATACGATAACTTAGTGCCTTAGCAAATGATCTTGCCTTTGTTACTGTCATTCTTTGCCCCAAGATACAGAATTCCAGATTCTTTCATGGTAGTAGTAAGCAACAAAGTTAACACCATTTGTTATAAGGGTTGCAAGTGTTGCCATATTGATATCCTTGCTTAGTGCGTACAATGTTATGAACGTTGTCAATAAAGCAACAACTCTCCATGTCAAAGACTTGGCAAGAGATCTACTTTTCTTTACGCTCATTTTTATCTCCAAACATTATTCGCTCTTCTGCTTCGTTCATTAAACGACCAGACTCTTCTAAGTAATTAAATGCCCATTTGCTTGCGTTTTTCAGTAGCCGAAATAGCATGAATATCTGCCCCCAAGTCTACTTGCTCAATCTTATATCCTACATCACGACCATAAACAATGTTGGTGATGTTAGGTAGTCTTAGTACTAATGCACCATCCATAAACTCATCCTTAGCAATGTAACCCTTTACCTGATCAAAGGTAAGTGGGTCCTTCTCGCTTGTATTGTAGGTGTTACGGACTCCAAGTAGCACCTGCTCTGTTCTCTTCCCTGCCTCTTTGTAAAGGGCGTGGTGGCCTTCGTGCCAAGGCTGGTACCTACCCAGCATAAGGGTTGTAGGGGCTGTCCAGTCGTGTAACTGGCAAGCAGCAATGATAAGGTCAGCCTCTTCTTCTACCGTCATCCCACAGGGGATTCTGACATCGCAGGACTCTGGATCTTCCCACATCTTATTTGTGTCTTCAAATCTTCCAGACTCAATTCTGTCTACCCAGATTAAAATATCTGGCTTTCCAAATGCTGCACGGGTTAGATCTGTTGGGCATACAAAGTCAACGATTACTGGTGCAACACCCTGCTTAGCAATAAGTCTTGCCATATCCCCCATGCGTCTTGCCTGCTCAATTCTATCTTCAGGACTAAAGCCTAAATCTGAATTCACAGTTGCACGAACCTCATCTGCATTAAGATGGATAGCGTTAATTCTTTCTTTGAGTGCCTTAGATAACTCTGTCTTACCTGCACCTGGTAGACCAATAATCTGAATAATCATTTTTTTTCTAACTCCTCGTTTGGCATTATGTCAATAAGCAAATGAATTCTATCTATATCACTATTGTTTTCTACAAGGTGTGGTCTTGAGTTGTTAATTTCCCAACACTCTCCAGCCTGCATGCTGATCTTTTCATTTCCAACACCAAAGAAAACATTGTCAGATGTAACGATTGGAATATGATTTCTTTTAGATAGCATCAGGTAGTCTCCAGAGTCAAAGTGAATCGATATATCTTCTCTGGCCTTTAGTTTAATTAAGAGGACCATTCCTCTAACACCGTCATGAATTTCTTCTAGGTTTTTAATGATAGGCTCAAGAAGATCAATCAACTTAGTGTCATCAGATTCTCGTCTTGTTGAAAACTCTTGACCACTCTTCCATTGCAGGTTTGCTCTATATACAAAATATGAGACAGTATCCTTGTGAACATCATAGTTATCTTGTCTTGATGTGTCTAGCAACCACTGACTAGAAAAGTCTGAAACATAATCTTTTATCTCATCAATGTTATATGTGTTATGCTTTTTAAAGTTAAAGTCTTCTAGCGTCTTTCTCATTTTGTCTCCAAGGTTTTATTGAAGTCTTTAGAATACGCAAAGTTCATAAAGTCAGAACTGTAAAAATCCTGGACCATTTCTATTGCCTCATCTGTATAGTCTTCTATATATGATTCTACCACATAGTTGCCTACGTTGTAAAATCCAAGCGTCCATCCAAGTTCTTCTTCTAACTCCTTCAAGTTCTCAAACCTATAGAGTCTGTCTACCTGAACGGCATCCTGATCAATTACATAAAAAGACTGAGGTATATGAAGCAGTGGGCTAATTGTAGATATCTTTCCCTGTTTAATATTGTCTAAGTACTCTGAAAATGAGATGTTTGTTTGATTAGTTTTATTATATTGTTTATAGCAACTGTATGTTCTCGTGTATGGATTTCTTACAACAGCAAAAGAAAAGATGCTATCGTCTATTGTGTTGGCTTCTTTTAAATATGAGTATGGATCGTGGTGCCTTGGCCATTCTCTTTTCCAATTATCTAGATTGTTTTCATCTAGTATTTTAGAAATAGAGGACCCTGCAGTCTTTGGTATGTGAACAAACAGCACTGCACTATATTCTTTGCCTTTAATTATCATTTTGTGCAGCCTCACTATTTATTTCTTTAACAAGTTTATTTACCATCATGTCGTTGTTCTGGTTCCAAGCATCATCAAAGTTAGTTGTATTGGTAAATAGTAGTAGGTCGGTTATTCCTTCATCTTTTAAATTAATTATTTGCTGTTTGACTGTTTCATAGTTTCCAATTATTGACCAGCCTAAGAACCTAGGGTTAAAAACAGAAGTCTTTTCTTTATACTCTTTAATCTCTTCATCTGATTCTAGAATAGTAGCGTTAGCACTAACCATTCGTTTTTCAATACCCTCAAACTTTTCTATATTCTCTCTGTAGGTGTCTAGCATACACAAAGATGTGCCATTGAACATTCTTACAGTATCTAGAGCATAGTCAGAAAAACCACTAAAGACCATCCGTGGTCTTATTTTTGTTGGGCAATACATTTTATACCTGTCTATAAAACTTCTCAAGTAGGTAGTTCTTTTTTGAATGGTATCGACTGATTCTGACTCTCCAAAGATGTCAAACTCTAGTTGTGGTTCGTCTTCTCTAGTATGAAAGTCCCCAGCAACCCAATTAAATACAAGTCTATTGCTATCTATTTGATCATAGCCTATAGTCATCATTCCAGCATACTGAGCACTTACATGGTATGGCCTTAAAGCAATCATATACTTTAGTTTGTTGCCAGGAACAATGCAAGCAGCAGATTTTATAAAGTAATCTGCCTGCTGTGAATGAAAGGTAAGCAAGACCGAATCGTATCCAGAATCTTCTAGCCTATGAGAGAGATCTTTTAATTGCTTTACGTCGCAATGTTGATCTCTCAACATATAGTGAATTTTCATTACTGGGCTAGTTTTTCTCGCTCATCAATAACGCTGATCATAAATGACATCATGCTATTGTAGCCATCTGGAATAGCCATGATTTTATTGTAGTGGTGGCCACAAAACATAAGGTCACCAGTAATACCAGTAACCTTGACCAAGGCCTCTGCATTGCATCTATCGCAACGATCCTTTGGAGACAGTTGCCACTCTTGCTTTACCTCATCTTTAATCATTGTAAACATTATACTACTACTTTCTGTTGTCGGTGGAATAATAACCAGAGCCGTTGAAAACAACTCCTACATTAGAGTATACACGAACCAGCGGTAGATTGCAAGTTTCACAATCATACCCTGGATCGTTGTCTTTAATTGATCGTTCTTTTGTATACCGTTGACCGCAAGGCATACAGTCGTATTCGTACAATGCCATTTACTTAGATTTTTTCTTTTCTTTTACAGTCCAGATAGGGGCATTGAGTTTATCTCCACCCCATTCATATCCAAGTAATTTTACTACTGCTCTAATTATTTTAATACGCATTACTTTATCTTCTTTCCGAACTTTGCCCAGACTCGCTCATGTAAGAAATATCCAAGTGCTTCCCATCCAATGTATAGTAGTGCACCAAGAGATGCGTACTCCCACTCACCAGTGAAAAGATAGATTACTCCAGCAACACCAACAAGGTGAAATGTTTCCCAACTTAGTGTCTTAAGCAGTGTTCTCTTAGTTGATTCCATTATAGGGCCACAGGACCCTTTCCTCCACCAGAAGACTTCTTTGCAGCAGGCTTTGTAGCCTTTGGTGCTGCCTTCTTTTCTGGTGCTGCAGTAGTTGCAGATGCAATAATCTTATTTAGTAGTGGAGCATTTTCTTCACCAGTGTAAACTGGACGACCCCAACCAACAACAGCGTTAACCAATTTCTTCTTGTTGTTCTTTACATATGCACGAGTCTTTTCTACGCACATTCCGCCATTGCGCTGGTCTCCCTTTGCAGTTCCTGAAGTGTTTCCTTCAATAACCTGGATTGTTCCATCGCCATTGTTCTTAATGCAAAGACCCACATGTGAAATACGATTTACACCATCATCTGGAAAATCAAAATAGATCCAGTCTCCTGCTTGTGGATCATCATTACGAGCATCTGACCAACGCTCTGCCTTCTTAAACCAATCTGCTGCTGCAACTGTTGATGCAGACTTAGGGAATGATTTTACTCCCGAAGTAAATGCACACCAAGAAACAAATGATTGGCACCATGGCTGGAAGTTAACCTTGATCCATGCACCGTATTTTGTTTCGTTATCTTTTGGGCCTTCAATTGTGCCCACTTCCTTCTTTGCAACCTCAATGATTGCTTCTAGACTACCTTTTGCTGCCATGATATGCCTCCTTGTTGACATGTAGTTCTATTATATCAGAACAATGCCATCTCTGTCAACAGGGATATATTATATTTTTACTAGGGATGGATTAAGGGCAGACTTTGCTCCTGCAATAGCCTTTTCAATTTCAGAACAAACAAAGGCAAACTCTTCTTCAAAGATTTCTGGAGATCTGTCAGGTCCCATCGCTGGGCTCTTTCCTTCTGCAATCATTGCTTCCTTTAGAGTTTTTTCGATGTCATAGTTTAAGACTGTACATGTAAAGTGCTTCATCACATATCCATCTTTATCAATTAAATACTTCTCGTAATTGCCACCCATTTGAACTCCATCATAGAATCCAATGTTTAGCCAAGGTGACTTAAATTTTCCTTCAACATTGCCATCCTCTAGAGAGTCTCTCATTGATCGCAACTGATCCATCTGTGATGAAATTTCTGCATATACTTCGTGAGGTGGTAGTGTTGGCTGTCCTAGACCGTTAGTTCCAGCGCCAAGTCCATTGTCTAAAACTTCGTTTAGCAACTCATGAGGAACCGAAGAAACCATCTCTGAGTACTTAAAGGTTGTGTTATAAATTTCTTCTCCGTAAGCCTTTGAGTCTAGACCGCAAGTAATTCCTTGTGACCACTTTCCTTTAGTAACTCCTGGACCACAATAATCGTTTGTTGGAATTGCAATAATCTCAAAATCTTCGCTATTGTACTTATCTTGAAGCATCTGCAAAACTTCTAGTTGGTTGGCGTTTCCACAACCGACTGTAGTATTGGCAACTAGAGTAACCTTGCCTTTGTATTGGTCAAGGTGATTTGGTGTGCCTTCTGCAGAGTTTAGGGGGATGTCGTAGATTGGTTTCATGACTATATTATAGCACATTTTATGACTTATTTTAGGCTGACATGACTGACCAACTGTGTCTTTTCTATCATACAATATATTGACAATTAGTTGTCCATACTCTTATATAACTGCTTTAGGCCTTTTAGTGTTCCTATATCCATATACTTACCCCCTGGCCTTACAGCCAAAATGTTAGAGCCGTCTTGTATCCATTCTTTTAGTTGTTTTCCTGGGTGCTCTAGTTCTGGATTTAAATATCTGATCATATTTTTACGAAACAGCATTGTCCCCCACATATCTGGATAATCACAATTCTCTGTTTTGTCTTCTGAGGATAGGACTTTATTTCCTGAAATCTGAACCTGCCCTACACGACCTTTTAGTTCATCCCCACACTCCCAAACACCAAGAACTAAGTCTGCGTTTGTTTCTTTAAACATTTCTTTATATATGTTTCCTTGAGCATTAAGTATGTATGTATCTGGCATTCCAACCAAAACAGTATCGTTATATTCTCCGATCATAAACTTAATTGCCTCAGACATTGTTGATGGCTCATGAACAATAAGTTTAATATTCATATTCATGTTCTCAACAATTGGAACCCACTCTGATCGTGTAGACACACGAACTTCGTCACAGAACTCAAGCATTTGCTCTACATGCCACTGTAGCAAAGATCTCTCATCAGATATTGGCAAACAAAATTTTGGTATGCCACCGACTCTTGATGACCTTCCAGATGCTGGTAGTACTCCAATTATAGCCATTCCTGAGCCCTTCTTACTTCCAAATCCCAATAACCAGTGACCTCAAAGTTTTGACTTTCTTTTAACATGTAATATTCTTTATTGTATAAACTTGTTTTTCCATATTTTTCTTTTAATTTTTTATCACTTTCTACTGTTGTCCCTGATCCGTTAGGACTAGTAACATCAAAATATTTATTATCAAATGATAAATGCTTTCCGTTTTCTTGCTTCATTACACGGAAAAGTCTTTCACGATAGTCATCGTCTTCAAATGAATACGGGTAGAAGCGTTCATCAAACAATCCAACTTTTCTTACCACATCTTCTCCAATAGAAAAACAACTAAACCCCTCGCTTGATGTTACTAAGGATGACTCATTGCTAATTTCAGATAATAACTTTAGTGATCCTGAAACCCAATACGTATCTGCCGAAGTAAATACCCAATACTTTTCATGAGGATATAGTTTAATAGTTAGATTCCAGGAACCAGACATGCCCAAGTTTGATGGAAGATTCAAAACTCTAATATTTAAATCTGTTCTGCTTGGAACATACTTTTCTAAACCATTATTTATTATTAAAATTTCTTTGATTGGAAAATCTATTGACTTTAGGCTTTCATCTAGTAGGTCATACCTATTTAATACTGGAATAGATAATACAGGTATCACAGATTCTCCTTTTAAGTCTTTGTCTATTGTATCATGCTGCCCCACCTGGCCTCGATCCAGGGACATCCGAATTAACAGTTCGGCACTCTACCATCTGAGTTATAGGGCATTGGGGCAGTTTTAAGTCATGCCTAGGACTATTACTTAGTTACGAATGTATGATGCTGTACCAATTAAAATCTTTGGAAGAGATGTTAAATACTCGCCAAATGTTTTAAAGGTGTTGCGGTTTACGTAAGATGCTGCAGATACTGCAGTTGCCACAGAACTACCAGCAGTGTCTGTTGGTGAACCGTTGTACTTAGTAATGCGTACCTTGCCAGGAGCAACCATGTCAAGCCCAGGACCTGTGTTTGTTGCTGCCTCTAGTTGTGTTGCATTTCCTAGTGCTCCCACGCCGATAGCACCATTAACACATGAGGGGAATCCCACAACATCTCGTCGCTTGTCGTTTCCTGTTGCAACAAAAACTGGAATGTTATTAGTGTTCAATGATGCTACTGCATTAATAGCAACTGTGTTTGTTGAGCATAGTGCAAGATTGTTTGCACTTACTGAAGATTGACTGATTGAGAGAGCATCAATGCTGTACTTTGCTGCATTTTGTGATACCCAGTCCATCGCTGCTGTCAATGCCTTTACATCTCCTCGTGAGTTTCCAAGGCTTGTAACGTCATTGAATCGAATAAAGACAATCTTTAGATTCGGATTTACTGTTAGTGCAGCCTTTACCATAGAGTCTCCATGGTATGTTGCATTGTTTACAGATGCTGGCCATGGTGCAGATGCTGCTCCCTTGCCTTCCATAAATAGTTCTCCATTAGGACAAGACATGTTTTCCTTTGGGCTTGTTGATTTTACAGTAGTAAAACAAACCTCATGAATGATTGATGGGAAGTTGTTTGAGTTAATAGCAGAGTCGATGATTGCTAAAACTCTTTCATCTTGTGCTTGTGCTGGTGCAAGTGCTGTAAATGCAATTGCAATTGATAGTAGTGCTACTAGTGCTTTCTTCATTTTGTTTCTCCTTGTTGTTGTTATTGTTTGATTTTTAAAACTACTTGGCATGGGTCGCCACCTGCTTCCCATTCTTCTTGCTCTTCATCTGTCATGTATGGATCGCCATCATGTGTATTGCAGAATGGTTCTGTTACCCATCCTCTTTCAATGCCGTTTTCAAGCCAGATCTCAAACTCGTTGAAGTCTGCTTCAGTATCTTGAATACCTCTTAGAATATCTTCAAATTCTTCGCTCATATATAAAGTATACTCCTAAAGACTTACGATGTCAACTGGACCCATGCATGATGGGTTAAATTTAATTGCAGCATTTACTGCTTGAACTACTCTGTTCCTTGCATTTTTTTGTTTGTCTGTTGCATACAAAACTCCATAAGCATACTCTGCACCAGATCCCATCGCAAGATAAGGAAGCATGTACTTAGATAAAGACATATCTCCAGAACTGTGCTCATAGATTTCTCCACGAACTGCAATAATCAAACCAAGGTCTCCATCTTTAGATGTGTCAACCCAAAACTCATTATAAAATTCTTTGAGTTCTTTAATAAACCTTGTCTGCATAAACTTGTCTGTATCTTTAATATTGGGAGGAGTTGGTTTAAAGTTATAACGGATTCTTTCTCCGTCCATTGATCCAGCATACCCAATTAAATATGGACCAATCTTCCAAACCTTTGGAGCAGTAAGTGCTAGAATAGTTCCATCATCTGATGCACCACGATCTCCAGCCATGTAGATTTTATCTTCATGTTTTACTACAGCAATACAGGTCATGACAAAGCCCTCTCCAGATAGGTGAT